AAAAAAAAAAAAATATCAAAACAAAAAAAAAAAAATTAATTGGCGGTAATAAAAATATAGTTATTTTAGAATTTTCTGGTTCGGGTATTAAATTATCTAAATATGATTATAAATATGAATTATTAGTGAAAGATGGAAAGAAAGAAGAAAATATTTATTTTTATGATTTTAATAAAGATAACTATCTAAAATCAGAGGATAAGTGTATGGAATATTATAATAGTAATATAGAAGGTAATGAACTTTACATATTTATATCAGGCGGACACGTGGAAAAATGTAAGAAATCGGATACCAAAGGAACCGCTGCTGCGGCTGCTGCGGCTGTCACTGCTGATGCCACTGCTGCTGATGCCACTACTGCTGCAAAATTGAAAACTTTTAAATATAATTCTAAAATATTACAAGAATTTTTGGCAAGAAAAAAATTTCTTTTTGATAATAAAAATCCTAATTATTTTGGTCCTGAAAAAGAAGCATATTTAGAAGCAAATGCATTTATACAATATTTAAAATTATTAGACAAAAAAGGATTATTAGATACTCTTTTATTAGCCGAAACAAACCAAACAAACCAAACAAAACTAACAAAATTAGAAGATTTATATCCTATACTTTTAATTAATGCGGGAAGTACAACAATACAATTTGTAAGAATTGAAATTGATCGTACATTAGATTTTGAAAAATATAAAACATTTAGACTTAATAATAATCCTTCAATACCATATACAGAATTAAATGAACACTTAGAAACTTTACAAATATTTATGGGGCAAGAAACTAAAAATGTATTCTTTACTTCAAATTATGGTTATATGATGTGTGATGCTCCTTATTTTTTACCAAAGAAAATAGAATATGAAAAGGAAAGTGAAAGTGAATTATTTGTTAAGAAAAAAAAAAACGAAACATATATTGATACTTTACATGAAGATTTTATAAATTGCGCGGAAACCGAACCAAAATGTGAAAGACAAAAACCACCCCCCGTTTGCTGTAAAACAACTATAGCAGAACCATATTGGGGCGGTTTTAAATCCTTAAATGAAAAGATATTTAGTAAACCAGACGATTTTTTTCTATATTCACATACCGAAATGCCTTCATTTTATGTATTCAAATTTCTAGAAAAACCGGAATTAAAGGCTAGTAATAAGAAAGAGAAAAAGACAGAGACAATTGAATTAAATGCTGTCGAAGGTATTATTCAACATATAAAAGGAAAAACAATAATACCATCAGTTAGTAATAGAAAAGCAATGTTCCAAGGGGGTGGTATAAAAAAAACAAAGAGAAATAAAAAACGTAAATTATTTAATACAAAGAGAAATAAAAAACGTAAATTATTTAATACAAAGAGAAATAAAAAACATAAATCAAAATAATATATTTAAAAATTATCGTCATGTTCGTCGTGAATATTTTGTGCTCTACCAGAAGGGTCTTCTTTAACACCCTCCCACGATGTATTAGGTATCCAGTATTTAGATACATTCTCGCAATTTGGAAATAATTCCTCATATATCTTTCTATAATATAAAGCCTCTTTCGTCTTTGGAGTATTTATAGGATACATATTATCTAAATCTAACATTTCGGTATCTTCAATATTCTTTTCCGTCTCCTTTATAAGTGAATCAACCCAGTTATAACCTACACCATCACTAAATTGCTCTTTCTGCCTCCATAATACACTATCTGGTAAATATTTATATCCTTCTGGATTCATACTCTCAACAAATGCCTTTCTAAGAATATATTTTTCTATTTTTGGATGTCCTTTTTCCCTTTCTCTTATTTTTAAATCAGGTCTTATTGGAATTGCGGTTTCCAAAAATCTCTTATCCAAAAAAGGAACACGAACTTCAACACCCCACGCCATAGTACTCTTATTTGCCCTTAAACAATCAAAATAATGTAAGTTATTTACTCTATCAATACATTCTCTATGGAAATCTTCCTCACTCGGCGCATTATGGAAATATAAATAACCACCTAATATTTCGTCTGCTCCCTCTCCCGATAATACCATTTTTATCCCAGATGCTTTAATCATTCTAGACATTAAATACATAGGAGTGCTTGCTCTTATTGTTGTTACGTCATATGTCTCCAATTTATATATTAAATCACGGATAGCGTCAATACCTTCTTGGATAGTAAAATTAAACTCATGATGAACTGTTCTTAAAAAATCTGCAACCTCTCTCGCATACTTTAAATCAGGAGCACCTTTTAATCCTATAGAAAAAGAATGTAATTTTTCACCCCACCCTTTCTTATCATTACTTCTTTCCTTTAAAATTTTATTTGTTATAGAAGTTATTAAACTAGAATCTAATCCTCCACTTAATAAAACACCAAATGGAACATCCGCCATTAATCTCTTATCAACCGCATCAGTTAAAGCATTTCTTATTTTATCACATTGCTCTTTTTCAGTTATATCATAGTCTAAATTTAAAATATTCTTTTCCCTCCACATTGGTTGATAATACGGTACCAATTCTTTATTCTTTGCCATATAATGCCCCGGAGGAAAAATATGAATTTTACAATCTTTATCCCACATTCGAATGGCTTTTAACTCTGACGCAAAACAAAATTCACCTATTGTATTAGAAGCATAATATAATGGATTAACACCAATTGGATCCCTCGCTACAAAGAAATCATTATTTTCCTTATCATATAAGAAAAAAGAAAATACACCGTCTAACATATCCACAAACGGCGTCCAATATTTCTGATATAATGGAATAATAACCTCACAATCACTCTTTGTCTTAAAATCATAACTACCCTGTAATACTATATCCTTTAATCCTTGGTGATTATATATTTCCCCATTTACTGTTAATACTATATTTCCATCCCTACTTATTAATGGTTGGGCACCATTATCTACATCAATAATAGAAAGTCTTTCGTGAGCAACAACAAACTTTCTTTCATTATCAATATGAATACCATTCCAATCAGGACCACGGTGTCTTAGAGTTTTAGAACATTCTAAGAATTTTTCTCTTTTTGTATCATAATTGTCGGAATGTTCATTTCCAACTACGGCAAAAATTCCACACATTTTCTTATAGATTTATATTAAAATAATTATTTATTTATTTAAATTGAATTAATTAATTAATTTTCTTTTTATTTTCAAAGAATTTATATCTCAATAATAATATATTTTCAAATTTTTCCATAACATTTGAAAGGAAAAAAATCAATACTTCTATAATATTATTTTTTTTTTGTATCATATTTTTAATTTCTTTTTCATATAATTCTGTATTAGAATCTTCGGCAGGAGACTGAAATTTCCATAATAAACCATTTACATATTCCACCACTTTAACTAAATCGTCGTATCTATAAGCATTATGTTTAATCATTTGGTCTATTAATTCTACGTCAATAACTCTATTAATTTCTTTTCTATATTCTACTTTATTAGGTACACACCCAATAATAGTATTTATAAGTTCTTTAAGATTATTGATAAAATTTAATGTTTCGGGTGGTGATTTTTCTAAATCTTGTTTCATTATATCCCAAAATGATTTTTTCATATTTTTATGGAATGATTTGACTAATTTATCTATAAATTCTTCTTGTTTTTCTTGTAATTCTTCCCTTTTCAATAAAAGTTCATAATAACTTTTAAATTTTTCTTCGCCGTTTTTTTTATCTAATATAAGAATTTTTCTCATTATTTTGTTCTTTTCAGATTCAACATTTTTTTTAGTTAGTTCATATAATTCTCCAGAATTTTTATCACCTTCTTTTATTTCTATCTCTCTGAAATCTTTTTCTAAATTGTAATATGTTTTAGTCAAATTATACATAAGATATTCTTTATCCATATCCTTCCAATCATCAAATCTTGATATATATTCACTATAATTACTCATAAATTCACTTACTCTTAATAATAATTTCATTTTTGTTTTATCATCCCATAATTCTTCTTTTTTTAATAAATTAACCACCATTAAAAAATATATTTTCATAGTATAACCTTTAGATTTAAGATTTTTAAATGTTATTGATTTCGGGTCTGTATTCATTATTTCTGGATAAAATAAAATTGTATAAAAAGAAAAGAATTTTTTTATATTAACAAAAGATATATCTACTTTTGGATATTTATTCTTTTTTTTCTTCCTTTCATTTTCTTCATAGTATTTTTGTAACAATAAAAAAAAGGATTGTAATATTTTAATATTTTCTACATTATATATTATTTTAGTAAATTTTATAAAATTTTCTTTTCCAAAATCCTTATGATTTATTAATAAATCTACTTGTGTAGATAATTTTTTCAATTCTTCCTCCATATACTATATATAAATATATTTTCTATTTTATATTACTATTTTATTTTTAACTACAGACTTATAAAGGAATTTAATTTTTCGGAGTTCTTTACTAAGGTATACATATCTTTTATTATTTCCCGTTTTTCTATTTTTTCCTTTTCAGAATGGAAATTAGACATATTAGGGTTTTTATTAATTTCTAACAAATAACAATTTAGGTTAGCATCACAAATAATATCTATACCAAATAATTGAAATTGACTAAAATTAAATAATTTATTTTCATTTTCACATTGTTTAGTAATTATATATTTTATACCTAATAATATATCTATTTTATTAGTATCTATTTTATTAGTATCTATTTTATTAGTATCAAATGATTTAATAATGTTTTTAAATTCTGCTAAGTTTTTAGGATTTTCCGGAATATTATGTTTGGAGTTAGTAATTAACATTTTACTTTTAAAATTATTTTGTGCTAAGTTTTTAGGATTTTCCGGAATATTATGTTTAGAGTTAGTAATTAACATTTTACTTTTAAAATTATTTTGTGCTAAGTTTTTTTCTGCGAACAATAGTTTATTATATTTATTATAGTAAACATTAACTTTATTTTGATTTAGTCTTTTAATTGCTAAAATGTAAATACGAATAACAAATTGTTTATCTAAAATAGTATTGAAAATAAATTCCTGAACTAACTTATAGTTTTCTAAATTATATGTATTGATAATAGTATTATAATTTCCCTGTATTAGTTTTAGTCCTTTTTTATTTTGAATATTTTTCTTAAGAATATATAATTTATCTTTATGATGGTCTTTTTTAAAATTCTCTAAATCATAATAGTTATCTAATAAGTATGTTTTAGGAACAATATGAGAATATTTAGTAGAACGGAGAATATTCCATAAATTATTTTTACTAACAAATGAATCAGAATTAGGCAAAAAACCTAAATATTTTATATTTATAATTTTTTTCTCTTTAAAATAATCAATATAAAGTTCATTATATGTAGGGTAATCAGGAATAAAGAATTCATTATATTCAGTGTTATCCGGAATAAAGGATTCCTTATATGTAGGGTTATAACTATTTTTTATTTCGAGAAAATATTTACGACAATAATAAATAATAAGTATAAAAACAATAAGATATATAATACTTATTAAATGTATAAAGGATTTAGATATATACATTTTAAAAAATTGAATTACCTTAATCTTAATTAAGAAAAGAAAAATGGTTAATTCACAAATGAATATTGAAGATAACAAAGTTCAACAAGCTAATCAGCAATTTGTTCAAGAAAATATTGATATACATGATTATGTCAATTATTATACAAACCAAAAAATAAATAAAACACAAGAAGAGTTTGAGGTATTTTATTATGCGAATCAAGCAACTTTCTTTGGAATCTGGAAGGAAAATGTAACTGTTATGGTTCTTAGAAACCTAGGAATTAATGTTCTAGATATTCCAGATTTTCCATACTATGATTGTTTTACAGAAGGTATTATGCCAGATAAAATGGCACAACATATCGCAAACAATCTTCCTTAAATAATTTATAAATAAATATAACTTTATAATTCGTTTTTGATAGAAATAACATTTATATTTTCTAAATCAAAAGCAATAAAATAAGATACATTTTTTACATCTATATTTTTTTTTATTTCTTCAATCAATTTTACTCTGTAATCCTCGGTCATTTGGTCCATAGTCCAATAAAAAACATCGACTTTATCTTCCTTACTAAAATTTATGATTAAGGCACCTTCTTGACCTTGATTATTAAAAAATCTTTCTTTCTGATATATTTCAACTAATTGTTGTTTATTAGAAACTAAAAAATCGTGATTAATCATTTATTAAAAGGAATAAAATTATATTGTATTTTATTCGCATTTCATTCCTATATTTATTCTCATTTATCTTCTAATAAATCAAGAAATTTGAATTTAATCTTTTTAGGAATGATTTTGTATTTTATAATATCATTTATTTTAGGATAAACTGCTGTTTTTAAAAATTGCCTTTTATTCATTGTTGTATCCACTAACTGAATTAAACAAATAGAACTATTCTCTATATTAGTATTATCATTATCTAAATTGTAAATGATATTATTAACTAAAGCCATTAGATAATCATTTAGGAAGTCTTCATTTACAAAATTATTTTTATATAATTCACCTATAAATTGGGCGAACCCCTTTTTAAAAACTTTTTGTTTATTTTTTAAACAGAAATCGTCATAATTTTCAGGATTTAAAACGTCATCATCACTCTCTCCAAACTCCTCTATCATAGATTTAAATAATTCACATTTTTCTACTAACAAATCCGAAAATTTCCCTTCATTTTTACTATCCATTGTATTATGTTTTTTATCCATTATAATAAATAACTTAACATATAAAGGACAATAGGTAGGTTGCATAACTGCCTTATCAAACAAATTATCTACAAATGTTTCATAATCAAATATATCAATGTTTTCCTCAAATATTTTTAAAATTGCCAAAAATATGTTATCACTATTCTCTATAGTTAATTTATTCAAAGTTCCATTAATTTCTTTTTTAATTTTATCTTCCTTTCCAGTATCCTTATTTAAAAATGTTGTTTTTCTTGTTTTCGGAACATTATAATGTTTTTTCTTATTATAATTATTACCATTATAATTCCTTTTATTTTTCTTATTTTTATAATTTCCTAAAAATGAGTCTTTTTGAATAGATTCTTCAATTATTTTTAGGGAATTTTGAAAATTAGTATTATAAATAGAACTAAATAAATCTTTAATTTCTGTATTTTCCTTATTAAGTATAGGATCTAATTTAGTATATGTATCTAAAAATATCTTTTCGTCATATTGAATAACCATTTATGTATTTATTTATATTTTATTTAAGTATTTTTTTATTAAAAATCAATTTTATAAAAGTAAATAAAAGTAAATAAAAGTAAAAATAAAATATATAATAATTATAAATGTCTAATTACCAACAAAGAAATCAAGAAAATATATATCAAAATAATATATCATTAAATGCGAGACAATTTGAATCTAACCTAGTAGATAGAAATTTCCAAGGAGCAAGAAACCCTATGGAGAGTGGTATTATTCCAAGAGATTTTAATCAAAATATATTAAACAAAAGTAATAAATTTAAAATACACGAACAATTTCAAGATATGGAAAATTCAGGAGATAAAAAATATATAACTAGTAATTTAACTGGACAATCAATAAAGGCTTCTGAATTTAAACATAATAATATGGAACCTTTTTTTGGTAGTAATATAAAACAAAATTTAAATCCAGAAGTAACCAGTTCTAAATTAGAAACCTTTACAGGACAAATTAAGAATTTTAAAAATAAAGAATCCGTGGAATTTATGTTTCAACCACAAAAGAATGTTGGACACGTTAATGGTAGTAATATTCATAATAATGAAATATTTGAAAGATTTATACCTTCACAATTAAGAACTAATGAACACCCTGTAGAAAAAGTTCATGTAGGTCCAGGTTTAGATCAAGGATATTCTAGTAAACCTTGTGGAGGATTAAATCAAACTAATAAAAGAGATTTTATAATGCCCAAAAATATTGATCAATTAAGAGTATTAAGTAATCCTAAAAAACAATATAAAGGTAGAGTTATTTCTGGACAAAAAGAATTACAAAGAGGTATTACCGCGAAAGTTAATAAAAACAGACCTGATAAATATTATAATAATTGTGAAGGAAGATATTTTACTTCTGTTGTAAATGCCAAAAATAAAGTAAGAGAAAAAGTTAGAGCTAAAAGAACTAATAGACAATGTTCTACTTCATATTCCGGAGGTGCTGCTCCTACAGTTAATAAAAGACCAGAGAAAAAAGGATTATATAGAAAATCGCGAAAAAATTGTTATGTTAATAGTGGTATTAGAAATTTAGCAAAAGAAGGTTCTTGGAATCCAAATGAAGATGAAGAAAATTATGGTAAGAATTCTATTGTAATGCCTTTAAATGAAAGAGATACTACACAAAAAGAAGCACCAAAACTTAATCTTACTTCAGCAATTAAATCTATTATAGCACCAATTCAAGATTTATTTAAAACTACCAGAAAGGAAAACTTTATAGGAAATCCTCGCCCAAATGGAAATTTCGGAGCACAATTACCAAAGAAAATGACGGTATATGATCCAAATGATGTCTTACGGACAACTATTAAGGAAACTAATATACATGACTCGCGATCTGGAAATATTAATGGACCAAAGAAATTAATTGTATATGATCCAAATGACGTTGCGAGAACAACTATTAAAGAAACTAATATTCACGATAATAGAAGTGGAAATATTAACGGTCCTAACAAAATTACTGTATATGACCCAAATGACGTAGCAAGAACTACTCTCAAAGAAACTAATATTCATGATGTTAGGTCCGGTAATATTAACGGTCCAAGTAAAGTAACAGTTCACGACCCTAATGATGTCTTAAGAACAACCATTAAAGAAACGAATATTCACGACAATAGAGAAGGAAATATTGGTAATGAAGCAAAGAGAGGAAAAATATATAATCAAGATGAAGTTAAAAAAACAGTAAGAGAAACATTAGACGAAGTTGATAAAACAATTAATCTTAATGGTAATAATAGACATATAGTATATGACCCAAACGATGTCCCCCAACCAACCATTAAAGATACTAATATTAATGACATTCGAACTGGAAATGTAGGAATGCCCGGCGTAGATAAAGGAGACGGATATCTCACCAAGGGAGTACAAGCACCTAATACTAATAAACAATTTACATCTGACAATGAATATACTGGACAGGCGGATGGAGACGTTGGTAAAGGCGGGGGAGAAGGTTATTTAGTAACGGAATATGACGCTAAAACTACACATAAACAATTTACTTCTGATAATGAATATACGGGAAATGCCGATAGTAAAAATGATAAACCTATGTCATATGAAGACGCATATAATGCTGCTTTAAATTTCAATAAAGAGAAAATTGCTGTAGGAAGAAAACCTACTGATTGTAATGTTCCTATGAATTCAGGAGAAGACAGTATTAATATTGATATTCGGAAATTAGAAAGTGATATTGTTAATATAAGAGAAATGAACGTTAATAAAATATATAGTTCCGTTCCTGGTAAATTAGATGGAAGAAATACAAGTGATAAAGTTCCATTACCACAAGAAATGAATACAGAAAGAATAGAAGACGATATATTATCAGCTTTTAAGAAAAACCCATATTCTCAATCATTATCAAGTTATTAAGATACATTTATTAAGATATAATTATTAAGAAAAAAAATTTATTATATAATTATATATGAGAACTTTATCAATGAAACATATGTTAAATTCTGTTAAACCAGAAAATAAAGAAATAATGACTTTAAATATGAATACTATTATTAATAGTTTATTCGGTTTTCTTATCGCTTTAACTTTTAATGATATAAAAGATACATTAGTAGAAAATTTTTTATTAAAAATAGTTCACGCTAATATAAATAAAAAAAAAAAAAAAAAAAAATTTTTAAATGCCGAAATTAATT